GTTGGTCGCCTTGGTCTTGGCGTCGGCGACGTCCGCCCGCTTGCCGGCCTCGGCGAGGTCGGCCTTGACTCCGATGGCGGCGAGATTGTCGGCGTTCTGCTTGGCGAGGTCGGCAGTCACGGTGTTGGCGGCGCCGGATCGCCCGAGACCGGCCCGGTAGAGGGAGTAGGTCGATTGGTCGGTGGCGTTGCTGTACTGGTCGGCGATGTCGGCACCGTAATAGTCGGTGATCGACTTGTTGTAGTCGTCGAACCATTCGTCGGTGAAGCCGCCTCGCGTCTTGCCGGTATCTTTCTTGGTCGTGTACTGGAAGGCCTTGCCCGCCTTATAGATTTTACCGTCCGGCCCCATGATCGCCGTCGTTCCTTGGCTGGACGGGTGGGCGGCGGTGGCGGCGCGGGCGGGAACGAGGGTAGCCGTGCCGGGGCTGCCGCCGACACCGGGCTGGCCGGCGTTGATGTCGTGGCGGAAGCCGCCCGGCGTCGCCGCCTGTCCGGGTATGTCGGGAAGGACTTTGCCGTCGGCCCCGATCTGCACCCGCTTGTAGCCTTTGGGCAAGACGCTCTTGTCGTTGAAGGTCTTCCAATCGAAATCGTGGGCGACATCCTTGTAGACCGGCTTGCCCTCGAAGGCGTAGCCGATCTTCTTGAGGCCAGTGTCGATGCGGGCCTGGCGCTCGGCCTCTTTGCGCGCGGCTTCCTCGGCCTGGCGCTTCTCTTCCTCGACGATCTTGTCGTTGTCGGCGTGCGATTTCCCGCCCATGTCACTGAACCCTCGTCAGGTATCCGGGCGGTATAGGCAGCAGCCCGGCTGCCCGCTTCCGCGCCTCCTCCGCCGCCTTCTGGGCGGGGGTCACGGTCGACTCGAGGCCACCACTGCCACCGAAGGCTTGACCCTGAAGCGCCGGCCCCATCGCGCTCTGGAACAGCCGCGACAACGGCGAGGCCGCCATGCCTTCGGCGATGTCGGCCGTCGGCCTGCCGGTCAAGGGATCGCGGCCGAGCAGCGGATCGGTTGCCGGAGCACCCGGTCGCATCGGCGGCCGCTTACTCCCCGGTGCCGCCAGCGGGCCGGTCATCATACGAGTCGGCGGACCCGACGGCCCCGATGGCCGCGCTCCATCCGGGCGCGAAAGCCCCCCGACCGTGGTGTAGATGTTCTGCCGGCGGGTCTGGTTGGCGCGATCGGCATCCTCGGCGGACATCGGACCCCGCCCACCCCTGCCGCCCTTGCCGGCACCGCCGCTGCGCGGCATGGCTGCGCCACTTTTTCCGCCCATCTAAAGGCTCCTTCCGAGGATCGTGCCGATCTCGTCGAAACCGGCTTTCGTGAACAGGTTGATTAGACTCTTCGTCTCGATCATTCCGGATGCGAGGGGCGCGTGGAAAGCGATGGCGCCGTCGCCCTTCGCCGCTTCCGTGGCGACGGCGACAAGGATGCGCCCGACCGCCGAACGCCGGTGCTCGGGGACGACGTAGAGGGTGCCGAGGACGGCGACGGGATCGACGCAGAAGGAATCGTCGAGCGAGTAGGAGGTGACCCCGACGATACGTCCGTCGTAACCGTGCGTGCGGGCGATGATGTGCGGATAGGCACCGAAGCGGATTACACGCTCCAGCCAAGCGACGGCACGCTCGTACGAGAAGACGATGCCGCGGTCCTTGTATCCGGCCTCGGAGAAGAATTTCTCGAACAGATAGCCGAGCTCGGCCACGTCGGCCAGCGACGCCAAGGCGAAGTCGATGCCTTCGAGGGTTTCGGCGACGAGCTTATGCCGCAGCGCGATATTCATCAGCGGTCGTGACCCACAGGATGAGGGACTCACCGCCGGCACCAATCCCGGCCAAGTTGGCGATGGGCTTGAAGCCCAAGTACTCAAGCCAGCGCCACGATGTCTCGTTCTCCGGGTGGCCGAGGGCTTGCACGGCGGTCAGTCCCGCCGCGAGTTGTTCGGGGACCATAGTCCTCTTGATGTACTTCGTCACGGCGCGAGTTACGCGGCCCGATTTCGACGTGCCGAACCCCCAAGCCTGGCCGTGATCGTGGGTGACGTTGGAGACGCCGAAAGCGAAGACCGGCTCGCCGTCGAGGTAGGCCATGCGCCGGTAATGCGCGCACCAGGCAGCGGTGGCGAGGGAGGACGGAGCGGCGAGGTCGCGGGTGATGGAAAGCTCCTTGACGTCGTCGATGCGCAGGTTCTTGGCGACGTGCAGGATGTCCTCGAAAGTCGGCTGGCGGATGTCGATCACCGTATGGCCTTCGACAGGACGGCGCCGAGGGGAGTCGGCCGCTCGATGATGTTCTGGTCGGCCAGCCAGGAGCGGAGATTGTCGAGCGCCTCGGCGAAGCCGGTGCCGCCCTGGCCGGGCACGACCGGGCCTTGACCGCCGCCGCCTCGCCGATCGAGAGCGTCCATCTCGTCCTTGGCCCGCAGCGCCATGCCGAGGGGGTTCGCACCGGGAGGCACCGCCGGCATGCCGAGAGTAGCACGCATGCCGGCGTTGAACGACGCGGGCGGCGGTGAAGGCCCGCCCAGCCCGGCTAGTTCGGGGCCGAAGCGGTTGGGGTTCGGGTTCACCCGGGCGCTAGCCAGTTCCGCCTTGAGCGCATCGAAGTCGGGCGCCGCCGGCACGCCGCTATCCGGCATCGGCAGCAGCGCCGCCATCTTCGGGACGACTTGTCCGCGCGCCGACAGCTCGGGGGCGGGACCGCCGGAGGCACCAGCACCCCCCTTCAAGGACACCCCGCTCGGGCGCTGACGCGGCAACGGCTGGTATTGCTGCTTGTTGTGCAGCTCGAGGGCGCGACGGGTGAGCGGGCCGATGACACCGTCGAGCTTGCCTTTGTAGAGGCCTTCAGCCTTCAGCATCTTCTGGGTTTCGATGTTGCGTTCTTTGCTCATCGTCACGCCTCCTCTTCGGCGAGGGCATAATGGATGGCGGCATTGGAGAGCAGCGCCGGACCCGAGTCGTCGTTGTAGAAGCGCAGGGAGAAGTGCGTGCTCTGCCCCTCGAAGCTGGCTTTCCCGGCACGCCAGGTCGGGGCCGAGAAGACGCCGAGGGTCTCCTGGTCGTCGGGGTTATCGTAGTCGAAACTGTTCTTGATCGTCCACGTCCCGGTCACGGTGGCATCGACGCTCTGGAAGATCTTGTTCGTCGCCGGCTTGCCCATATCGAGGTAGGGCAGCCGAACCTCAACGCCGCAGTCGTCGTAGACCGTGCCGTCGGCGCCGCCGTAGACGTAGAGGTCGTCCCCGGAGCGCAGGAAGATGCGCCCGCCGCAGGTCACGGCGTAGTCGACGGTGAACGGAACACGATTGGTGGCTGTCGTGTACTTCGACCACGCCGTAATCTTCGGGCCGGGGAAGGCGGAGAGGACATAGATCTCCTGCGGGAAAATCATCCAGAACCTGCCGACGATCGGCTCGAGCAGGGCTTTCGCCTTGCCGAAATAGGTCGGGTCCGTCGCGAGCTTGTCGGCGTAGAGCTGCTGGATCAAGCCGTCGATCGGCGAGCCGATGTCGGAGACGGCGGCGGCGTTCGACGAGTCGCGCGCCCGCACGGAACGGATGCCGGACGTGGCGAGGAAGAGGACGTCGCCGGAGCCGTATTGTTGGGTGGAGAGCGGCGCCAGCGTGCCCGACTGCCGCAGGATCTGGGACAGCGCGTATTGCAAGGGGTCGGGGTCGACGCCCCATAGCTGGGTGGCGATGGTCGAGAAAACCGCGAGCTTGTCGTAGTAGACCTCCAAGCTCGTGAGCAATTCGCTGTCGGCGTCCTGCGACGACAGGCTGATGAAGCCGACGCCGGTGCGGTTGACATCCTCGACTATGGTGAAGGCGACGCCGGTGGTCTGCGGGGCGCCTCCTCCCGAGGTGTTGACACCAGCCATGGTGAAGGTGTTGGCCGGGCTGTTGACGCTCGAGACGACATGCTGGCCGTTGGCCTGCTCCAAGCCGTTGACGCCGGTGCCGACAGCACCGACGACCTCGACCGTCATGCCGTCGAGCATTTTCAGGATGTCGGCGGGGGCCACCGTGCAGACGGCCGGGTTAGTGTTCGAGAGGCTAGTCACCGTGATCGCCGGCGTCGCCTTGACCAGGCCGTCGGTCTGTGCTGCCGTCGCCGTCGAGGTGTTGATGCCGTCGAGTTTGAAGGTGTTGGGCGGCACGTTGACGCTGGAGATCGTGCGCAGGCCATTGGCGAGCTTCAGGCCGGTGCCCTTGGCGCCGGTGATGCGCACCAGCATGCCGTTCGTGAACTGGGCGATGTCGCTGGCAGCGACGGTACAGACGGCGGGGTTGGTCTTCGACAGATTGGTGACCGTGACGGTGCTGGCGATGGCGCTCTCGTTCCACAGGACGGGGTTGCCGATCGACGAGAAGAAGAGATCGCCGACGTCCACCGCGTAGACCTTGGACTTGTACGTGCGGATGTTCCGGCCCTTGCCGGAGCCTTCGGTGATGAAGCCGTCGTAGTAGTGCGGGTTCTTGGCCTGGTCGTCGGCGCCGGACGACTGGTCGCAGGCGAGGTAGATCTTGCCGTCGAAGGTGTCGAAATCGGTCTGCGTCAGGTCCCCCGCGGCGTTGGGGATCCTCTGGTAGTTGAGCGTGACCCCTGGGACCGCGAAGGCCGGCGGGGTCGAGACGACGTTACGGGTGAAGGCGTAGAGAGCGTTCTCGGTCGCGGCGAGACCGAAGGTGCCGGTGAGGGTAGCGACCTTGACAAAAGCGCGGCGCTTGGCGACCTCGCCGCCGGGGGTGATGGTGGCGTTGACCAGGCGCTGGAGAGTTCCGGGGGCCGAGGTCAGGGCACTCTTGCGGGTGTCGAGGCCGGCGGCGAAATTATCAATCGCGAGGTAAGGAATATATTCCTCCCCTACCTATAGATGTTTCCAGATACGACGTCCGCGAATGGCTTCGATCGTAGGGCCGGAAACGCCATACCGCACCGCTAACTTCGTGCTGCTCTCCTTCGCGGCTCGAATTTCCAGAACCTGAACTTCGGTGAGCTTCGCCATCGGATGCCGCTCGCCCACCGGGTCTTTCCCGTGCCGGGTCCGATCGGCTTGGTTCTCGGCCCGCGTCCCATAAGCGAGATTGGCCAGCCAGTTGTCGGTGCGGACCCCGTTGAGGTGCCGGCACTGCTGCCCCGCCGGGCAGGGGCCGACGAAGGTCAGCAGGATAAGCTGATGGACGAGGAAGGGCTGCTTGATGTCGTTCTTGGAGAGGACGACCCGGTGGTAGCCGTAGACCAGCACCGGCTTCAGGGGTCGGTTGCGGGGAGCGCCGACGCGCCAGACGCTGCCGTCTTGATCGGCTTCGTAAATGCCCTCGTAGCCG